GAAGCTTTCAAAGATTCTGCGTCCAAAGTCATTTCTACGAGCAGCGTCGATATCTTCTCTCAATTGAACCATTTCAGATTTAAGTCCTTTAGAGACTGTTTCTTGAATGATTGCTGATGAGCGATTGATAAAATCTTTCTTAACTTGTTCAAACTTAGCTTTGCTTTCGCGAACTAATTTAACTTTAGTTTCAGCTAAGTCTTTCTTATCAGCATGGAATTCTGCGATTTCTTTCGCTAGGGCATCCACGATAAAAGATTCTAGTTTAGTTACATTGGCTGCAACTGCTTTACGATCTTCGTGTAGTTCTGCAAGTTCTTTTTTCAAATTAGACAACACAAATGATTCCATTGCTTGCGCATCTTCTGTCATTTTTGTTGCGTATTTTGCACGAGCTTCGATTAGGCCTTGGCGATCTTATGCAAGTTCTCCTAGCTCTGCCTGTAGGCGATCAGCTAGCATAGCTTCAACAGCTTCAACCATTGCACCTTTATCGTGCTCGTATTTCTGTGCAAATTCTTCACGTAGTTCAGCAGTAACTGAGTCACGGTTTTCTTGAATTCTGCTTTGCCAAGCGGATTCAATTTCCGATTTGATTTCTTCGGAAATCACATTGTTCTCAAACAATTGTTTTACGAAATCTAGCATGTGATTCTCCTTGTTATCTGAGTCCTGAAATTATTCGTTTCAGACTCTCTGCTAAGTATTTTTGTGCCTGTGTATCGCCTTGGACTTCTTTTGCTATTCTAAATGCCTGATATCCACCTGTATTATTCATCAAGTGTTCATAAACTGGTGTTGGGTATGCCCCCGGGGCAGACGGTTGAGCTACTACGTCGACTGTGATAATTTCAAAACCTTGAACATTACCGCCGCCATCTACTTCGCCGGAACCTCTACTACTAACACCCAACTTAACTCCCGACTCCAACATGGTCTGAACTAACTGTCCCATAGGAGTTGGAAGTATTTTAAGTTTTCCGTAGCCGTTAGGTCCATCCATCCACATTTTTGTGATCATATGGCTAACGCGGTCAAGATTGATACGTAAATCCTGAGGATGATCAACTTCGCCTAGCACGGAGTAACCACCAGCGATCTGCTCATTGAGCGTTTTGACAGCCTTGCCAATTTCTTGAGAAGAATAAACACGCTGGTTTGCATTTCGGATGTCTCCTTGAATGCAAATGCCGTTTAAATGCAACGACTTTTTACCGTCGTTGCCTTCTTCGCTCTCTAAGACAATCTTAGCCTGGTCGTAACTCAAATGTTCTGCTAAGGTAGTTTTCACCTGTTATTTCCTCTTAACGCTTGCCACGGAAAAGGCTTTGCTTGTTATCAGCGGATTCTCCAGCGCCTTTCTTTTCTGCGCCGTGTCCTGGCTCTTTAGTTGAAAAAGCATTACCTGCTTTGCCGCCTGGAACGTTGATATTACCAGCATTATCTTCTTTAGGTTTGTTACCTGCTAGGCCGCCTGCTGTGCCTTTGTCGCTGCCGTTTTCTTGAGCTTTAGCGATATTAGCTGTGGTACCACCCATATCATTCTTACCTGCTACTGCAGATTTTGTGTTGTCAGCTTTTTCGCCTGCGCCTTTCTTTTCTGCGCCGTGTCCAGCTGGAACTTTTTCTACATATTCACGAACAGTTTCTAGATCGAAATCATCTTTCATTTCGTCGCTGCCCATTTCGACCTCACCGTCAAACTCGCCTTGCTCTTCTTCGCTGCTTGTTAGTGCATCAAATTTAGCTTGTAGTTCGTCAATGATGTCGCCTAGGTCTTGCATGATCTCTTCTTCAGACTCTTCGCCTTCGCCTTCTTCGTCGCCTAGTTCTGATTCTAGGTCGTCAGTTGGGTCCGCGCCCATTTCGTCATCGGCTTCGATAGCGATATCTTCAAAGTTTTCTTCTAAATCGTCTTCGTCTTCATCTTTTTCAGAATCAGCAGCTTCATCAACTTCTTCTTCTTCGTCTTCGTCTTTTTCTTCTTCAGAAATTTCGCTTTCGATTAGATCTTCGTAGATTTCACGTGATTTTGCAACCACGTACTCGTGGAATAACTCTTCAGCTTTTGCTGAATCGTCGTTTACCAAATGCTCAAGCATTTGGGCTAATAAATTCTTATCTGCCATGTTAGATTCTCCTTAATTGGTAGGCTGTTTTTTATTTAATACGTAGATAAAAAAATACCGTTAAATGGTAGTTTTTTGATCATTTTGATCAGAATATATAGTCTGAGGAAATTTTTGTGCGAACTCGTCATAGTTTATATGACTGAGGTTAGCTAGGTTAGGGCCTAGCTTATCTGGAACAAATGCCCCTGGTTCTACTACTCTAAAAAATTTAATTTGTCTAAATTCCTTAATAACTTTTTCAGTTTGACTTAACCAATTTCCAAAATACGTAGCTGAATCACTGGTTTTTTTATAGTTAAATGTGTCTGCATATACATTGTTAAATTTGCCCTGAAGTCCTTGATAATCAAATCCTAGGATGTAAACAGCATCGTGTCCCTTGGTGCAGGCAAACCAAAGTGCTGTTGGGCCGCTGCTCCATCCTTTATGCGGATTAAAAAAGTTTAATTTACTTTTATCAGTTATCCCTTTATTAGGATTAGTCCATACTTGATGAGTTTGATGATATCCCGAGGATACGATTTCGTTGACCATCTTAACGTCAACAGCAACTAGGTAGTGGGGATTATATTCGCGATATTGTGCATTGCAGCCGTAGACTGTGCCCAAAGGCAATAGAGATTCGGGATTTACAGCTAGTCTGCTGGTTCCGTTTCCTAGTACAAATGCGATGTTATTGTGGTGCTTCTTCGCCAACTGGAGTTCCATACATCTGTTGAATAAATCCCAGCTCTGAATCCTGTTCGGCGTTATGTGCTTCTGCTTGTAGCCTTAGTCTGTTGATCTGTCGTAGAGTTAAGCGTATTTTTCTTGTATCATCTCTTTCCGCAACAGATGAATCAGTAGCATTGTCGTAGCGACGATCAACTGAAAAATCGTTGTTGTTGTCGTTAAAATAGATGAATTCTCTAAGAAGCATAATGTATTTATTATTGAGCTGGAGGTTCTGCTGGTGCTGCTTCTTCGCCGGTTCCGGCTTCTGCTGCTGCGGCCATATCGTCCGGGGCTTCGACATCTTGAGCACCCATATCTGCTGCCATTCCTCCCGGAGTGATTCCTGCGGATCTCATTTCGCCCTCGGCATTTCCTGCCGCTGCGAGCTTCATTCCGTTTTCTTCTCTCCAGAGTTTTTCGTTTTCTGTGATTTCTTCTTGCGTTAATCCTAGGAAACGTTTCATTGCAAATCGCTTGCTCATATGTGGAACTTCTTGAATACTTGCAAATGTAGCAACACGAGCAGTATCGAGTTCTGATTGGCGATATGCTGCAAAATTTTGCGGTGGATTAAATTTTAGTTCGAACAAACTTGAATCGATATTAATACCTTGGAAACTTAACCAAAGTTTAAATTCTAGATCAAATGTTTCTACAATCATCGATTGTAGACGTTCACAGTACTTGTTAAATCTTAATTCTTGAATATATGCAGTTCCTACTTTTCCATCGGCTAATGTATTCGATTGTTCATCTATCGACGTAGGAAGATATGCAGAAGGAATGCGTAAAGCCCTAAAAAGTTTATTAGTAAAATAACGCAAATCTGTAATTTCGCCAAGGTTAGTGCCTCCAGGTAGTGTTTCTACTTTAGATCCGCGACCTTCTGCGGTTTGTGGAAAGAAATAATCTTCATTTGTGCTTAATGGATTATATGTGGCATCCATCATGTTGCTACCGCCACCAGTTTGTGTGGGAATACGACGTTGATGGATTTCATTTTTAACACGATCAACAAAGGCCATGGCCATGTGCGTTGGCATATTACCTACATCAATGGTAAAGATACGACGTTCTGGAGCACGTTGCACACGATAGATAAGGATAGCGTCTTCTAATAATTCTTTTTGTTTGAACACTTTAAAAATGCTTTCAAGGATACTATTACCAAATGGCCAATTGACATCTAGGCCTTCTGTTAGACTTATATGTACCACGTGTTCTGCATCAATCGGTGCTTCGTTCTGTGCATGACTAAAACGACTGCCACCACTGTATGGAGTATTTGGTTGTACGTAACTACCACTCGGACCGCCTACTTGCGGATGATTGATAAACGTATCACTGGCTGATATACTGGTCGCTGTTAGATTTT